CGCTTGATCTGCTGCTTGGATAAGTTTTGAGATTTGATCTCGATTTGATTTTAGATTTGCAAAAGACATATATGTTTCCTTGTATTGCTGAAATATTAACTGAATTATACCACATTATCACTGTAATGTAAATCTATATATATTGTTCTCACATTAAAGCGTCCAATGTATTTTGTTTTGGCAAGTAGTTAAGCTGCATTGCCTCAGCTTCAAGCTTGTCCTTAATAATAGGTGAGACAAACTTTTTCATATCTTCTGGTTCGAGCTGATTCTTCTCACAGAGATAGAGAATAGCATCCATATAACTAATCTTGAGATCGATCACTGTTTGTTCGACCATCTTTGTAAACTTTGATTTTGTCAGGAATTCCTGTTCAACTGTCATTTCAATACCCTTAACAATATTGTATCCTCATTGATTCGTCCATTCGGTACGGACGGCTTGGTTGTAATTTCTTTGACTAACTTCTCAAACTGTTTTGGAGTTGCGCTGAGTGCTCGTGGTAGTATATCCATAGGCTTTCTTAGCGTCCATGCACGAGACTCACTGTTAATGTTCTTCAATGTAGTACCACTAATAATAAAGCCATCGGTTGATTCGGTCTTGTACTCGATCAACTTACGTGTCTTTGTATTGAAACAGAGGAGATGAGACTTACCAACAATCTGTGCCGGATTGATTGACACGATCTTAAAGTCATTGTCCTCCTTCTTGTACTTTACTTTCGATACCTGCTTTTCGAGCGATGGAGTCTTATTCGTCTTACGCACGGCTTTCTTTGCAGCCTTGATACGATCGAGATCCTCTAACATCGCGTTGCATTCCTTGATGCGGCGATTGAGTTCAGGCCTCTTGATATGTGAATAGCCTTCTACTGCTTGTTCACATCGCTTATGGTAAGCGTCTTCATAATCAAGTAGCCATCCCTCAATCACCTGACGGACTGGGATAGTGGCGGAACCACCTAACCCATGTTTACGAAAAAGATCGTAAACGTTAATCGAGGCTTGTTCACCATCAATCCACGAGTCTTCAAGAGAAAGGAGATCTTGCATAATCGTGTTTGATATTTTCGCTTGAAGACGTTGTTGAGGAGAGAGTGTAACGACGTTGTTACTTTTCGACTCCAAGCGCTTTTCATGATATAGAGTCTTTCCCGATTCAATCAGGTCAGACAGCCTCTTCATCAGAGATTGTTTCCAATACTCCGATCTCTCCGTGACTTCCTGTCCAGTATTATACCAGAAGGCAGTCGCCGCATAGTGTGAAAACGAAAACTTATAGTCGGGGTTCGCGAGTATAAAGCGAGCCTCGGTCTTATTAAAGTTATTCTTAATGAAAGTTCTTGTTTGTGAGATGTAATCCTTACGATCGATCTCCATGTGGAAGTAATCCTTGACCACATCAAATCCTCGATCGATCGGAGCTCCGAGTACACCTTTCCGTGCACGAGCTCTTACTGTTTTCTTTCTTAGCTTCTTACCTTTTAATGCTGTTAACGCCATAATATTGCTCCTCAACAATCAAAATAATATGATGGGCCTTTCTAATGAGGGCGCTCCACTTCCCACCTGCGTCTTCATTTTTTTTGAGGTTACAGGCTTAACCACGTTTATACTCGTTCCTCAATTGTTAGATATATTCTACCACAGTTTACTCGAAAAGTAAACCCCTAAAATGCATTTTATTAAAAATAAATGAAGCAGAGCCGAGAAATATCGTATCGGTTGCAAATCACCAGAACCTCCACCAAGGCTTCTTCTTACTCGAAGTCCTGACCGTATGGATAAATTCTGGATCATGATTCTTCGTCAGATAGTATTCGAGCGCATATGCAGCCATACTATATTCTGCATTACTTCCTTCGGCGTGTACCATCGCATTGAGTCGAAGTAGATCAGCCTCATTCAGTTCATGACCCCAATGATCGATCAATTGCTGAGCTCGATTCTGCATATCGATCTCTATCTCGTAGGCATCGATACTCAGATCCTCAAAAAAATCTTTACCCATCATAGTCAAAAAAGTCCATCACTGCTACACCAACAAGAATCAATCCAGTAATTAACATCCAAATATTTCCATTCGCTAGAGCCAGATTTCCTATACCAAGAACAGCTGGTCCCCATTTATATAGTACATTCTTTTTCATCATTTTTCCTTATAAAAGATATGATCACCTATAATCGAGGTAATCTCAAGATTCTTATTCCACTCGGGATCGACATAGTCGGCATGATACCACATGGCTCCGTCGACTAAATCATCGTGAGTTCCCGATATGACTTGCATTGCTGCACTCATAGCTGCAAACCACTGTTGCTTGTCATCCTCACGAACCTCGTCTGACTTACCGTCGCAATACCAGCTAAACTGACAGCGGTTGCGAACCGGATAGCTTATACTCGGATCCTTCCAGGATGGTCTTGTCGGTCCTTGAAACACCACATCACATGCCGTATCGGGATATATATCAGATGCAACTCGATTCATAACGACTTGATTCACTGCAATCATTCCAAGATAGTCCTGATTACGAGCCTCCCAATAGGCATTGAGTGCAAGGCACATCAATGTAGTACCAATCATGCTCTCGTTTCATCACCACTCCACTCTTGAGCGGCAATCCATTGTCGTATCTCTGCATAGGAAGGTTCATCGACGGTTCTATGCCAGTGTACCGGACCATTATTCTGAGTCTCGATCATCCAGTCCCAGCGTTCACCTTGTGGATGATAGTCGAGCTGAATCCTCCATGACCAGGCATAGTACTCTCGGCGTGGTCGCTTCGATGGTTCGATGCGAGTATCATAAAAAGTATCACTCATTAATTTCTCCTCATTTGTGCGTATATTTTTGGATCACTTCCTCGACCGACCGGGACTGTGTTTGACTTGTGCATTGTTGCGAGGCCGGTGATGTAGTCTCCCGAATATTCCTGTACCTTTCGCTTTCCAGCGATGGGTGTAACGACGTCCGACGTCTTGATTGTTGACGATGCTGCTGCATAATCCGGAATACGCGCGCCACTATCTTTCTCCGCTTTCTTTAATTGACTAGGATGGACACCACGATCCATTAACCACTTATCATGTTTTGCCTTTAAAGCTGCATGCCCCGGCTGTTTTTTCTGACGGCGTTTCTTAGTATTTATACTCGTCATACCACGTACTAGATGCATTGTCATGATAGCTGTTTCTCCACTGACTTAATATGCTTACACTTACGAAAGGCAATACAGTTACAATCAAAACCATAATCGTACATTGTAACCGTATACTTGTCACCCTTACTACCGGTGACTGGCCACTTGACACCAACAAAGGGATGACCCTTCGTCTCTATGAGTTCGCTTGCATGCGCCATGATCGTACGGCTCCTTTCACTCGTTGAGGGTAGTCACCAAGATACGTTCCGGCTTCGAGATCAGCCTTCGTAACGAGACTCTTGTGTGGATGATCGATAGCGTCATAGTTCTCTAAGATAAACTGAGCCAATTGATCGAACTCCTCATCGCTTACCAAAGGATTATCCTCTATATAGTAAGCGTACGAACACATCAGATACTTAGCTATCGGATTCTTCATCTACATCTACTCCATAGTATTCCTTTGGATCAACCTCGAACCGACCACACTCAGACACGTAAGGATTCTCGATCCATACTCCATTGAATTCAAAACCTTCCATTAGTTCCAACCTTCATATGATTCGTAGGAAGCCTGATCGCGAGCCGCGGCACCATAGTGTTCATCGAGATACTTTTCACCATCGGTATACTCGTTAATATTATGAGTATCGATACCCTGTTCCTCCTTCGGAGTTTGAGTATAATCACGGATACGAGCGGAACGAGTTTGTTTTGCTTGAAACTTGGCCGCGGCCTTTTTAATGGCAGCTAAACGTTGCTCGGTAGACATATTCTTTGTAATAATAACTTTTGACATTAGGGGACTCCTCTTTCCTCATTTTGTATATACATTCTACCACAGTTTATTCCGTTTGTAAAGGAAAAAATGCAATATAATTTCGTTTTAAATCAATAACTTACGTTTTTTATTTTGATTATTTTTCAATAGGTTATGGCTCGTTGCTCGACTCTTAGAGAGGAGAAAGGAGGAGGAGCAACGAGCCAATTCGAATTAACCCCAATCCTTACGGTCTTCTTCCTTCTCGTAACCATACTGATACTCGTATAGCTGACCAGCGGTCATATCCTTTGCCTCGATACGAGTACCTTTCAGTGTACCTTCGGGCCACCAGTGTGGATCAAGCGGCCGACCATAATAAGCGTCAGCAGAACCACGATCCTGTGGACTACCGTGTACCATCTGCTCGCTCCAACCACAGACATTATCATCCCAGGCAACAACACCAAACTGTGCTAGATCATATTCCTTAACCATCATATTCTATCTCCTCTACCAGATCAACAGAAACGGTATAGCCGTAACTGCGAGTGTAAATACTATAAAACAACAAAAGGCTTCGAAACCATTATTAAACATATTATACACTCCAACCAAGATTGTTTGATACCCAATCGTTACCAAGATCAGCAACGAAAGCCATTACTACACCTTCACGAATATATGTGTCAAGATAGTCAATATGACCTTTTAACATCTCGTATTCACCAGCTTGATAAAGTTCCTTTGCGGTGATAACATCGTTACGATCCATTGCCGTATACTCAGCCATTTCCTTATCGACACCTTCGTAAGATACCATTTCATTCCAAAGGTTCTTTTCAAGCTTATAAAGATTATGTAACATTCTGGAACTCCTCTCTTTTCCATTTTATAGATCTATTATATACCATATTCTCGTAAAAGTAAACAAAAAAATGCACCAAAAAATAGTGCATTTTCAATAGGTTACGTTTTTTTTATATTTTTTTTAAGTTATTTTAAGTAGGAACTGTCCAATTCTACCTACAAATGGTAGTAGTGCTAAAGCCATGAGGAGATTTACACCAGTATGAGCCATTGCAATTCGCAACGTATCACCTTTTGGATAGCCATCAGAGACTAAAAAACCGGCTAACCATATGGTGCCGGTGGTTCCTATATTGGCTCCGAGTACACAGGCAATCGCTGCTGGTAAAGGAATCGCTCCGCTTGCCACGAGAGCAATAATAGCCGTAGTCGACAGCGAGCTCGACTGCCACAAGAGTGTCATGACAATACCACCAAGAAACATATAGATTACGTTACCAGTGAACCATGATAAATGTTCCATATTCCCCATTGACTTCATGCCACCAGAGAACGTCTTCAGCCCTATATAGAATATAATCAATCCTACAAGAGCCGTAATTACGGGATTACCTAGATCCATTTTCTTTACCTTTTTCCAGAGAGAGTCCATTCTTACCTCTATTAACTCGTTAAAGAATTATCTATAAGATATTATATTCTCGAAGTATTACAGTACTGTTAAACTTATTTCACTCATTTGCGCATTTTTTCCTTTACTTTCGTGCTCAATATGGTATAATAAATAGAGTTAAGCTAATGAGGGAGGATATACTCGATGATCTATATCGATGTGATCGGAGACAGATATGGTCCACTCATCGATGATGATATCGTAGAAGCCTCTCTCTTTGGTATCAAAGAGTTAATGCCAAGAAAGAAGAGGCTTGAGATTACCATTGAGTTATGTCCTACCGGCGACTCAGCTGAAGGTTGGCATTGGATGGAAGAGAAATATATACACCGTATAGAATTGAATCCATTTCTATCTACAGAAGACTTTGTTACCTGTTTGTTCCATGAATTGGTCCATGTGAGACAGGCAGAACGTGGTATAGATGATGATGAATCGTTACCATACTATGAAAGACCAAATGAAATTGAAGCGTATCAACTACAAGAGGAACTACTTGAAAAATGGAAATCCTATTCCCGCTTATAATCGGTGGATTGATCTACCACAATATGGATAAGGCCGAGGATACTCAGGCCGCACTACAGATCGATACTCAGACTCAGGTTGTTAAACACGTCTCGATCCCCTCCGCCGGATATCGTTTGAATAATCAGAAGCCGGCTCCGTCTCCAGTTACGTGGGTGTTTATCGATGGATGAAGTAATTACACAAGAAGAGCTATATCGTCGAGAGATCCGTGAGATGCAGAAGGAGATTAACTATCTCCGCCACAGAGTGACCGAGCTCAATGATAAGATCTATGACTTAGAGAATCATACGAACAAGAGTATTCAGTATCTCGAGGACTCGATTGAAGACTACGACGGACAGGGTCACGCATAGAGAATCATAGAAGATTCTAGTCTTGTCCGAGAGAATCGAAGTCGACCGAGTCTTCTACTACGGCAGTTTTACTATATTTCACTACCTGTACGTTCTCCTGTAGTTTTACCTTTGCCTTGTCATGGAAGTAGTGGAAGACGAACTGTACGTTTGGCCATTCCTTGAACATGTGTTCCCATATAGGTCTCCAGTTAGAGGAGAGCCTTTGATTGTTCATGAGACCACGATCAGAGGCGAGAACGAGATCGGTGAAGCTGTTCATGTTGAAGTCGAATACGGAGTCGAAGCCATATAGATGTACTTCCTTTGCCTTGAGACGATTACAGGCGTAGTGTGTAGCCATATGTCCACAGTTCCAGTTAGTATAGCCATGACCCATGTTCTCTCCCTTGGCTGCAGACCATGTATATCGTGGTAGATCGGTATAGAACTCACGTATTTGAGATGCAACCATCATGTGGAAGTTAGGTCGATCCTGCATCCACTTCTTTGGACGGAATCCGAGTACCCAGTTACCAGGAATTGTAAGACCCGAGGAGTCTCCCTTCTTTGCTCGAGTAAGAGCATCCATCATTTTAAAGTCGACCATGACCGTCGCCCACTTGTCCGGTACCTCGAACGGTACCTGATTACAACAGAGTTTCAGTCCTGTCCTCCTTTCCTTGAGATACAGAGAGGAGGAGTCGCCGTTACCAATAATATGTACAGTGTTAGCCATTCATCATGCTCCTGATTCGATCGTTTCCCTTTTGTCCTGTCCAGTGTATGATCCTTGCGTTGAGTGCTGGTTCGTTATCGTTCTCGATCTGTAGTCGTAACCAGTTATACGAGTTAGGAAGAGGATTGATATACTTGATTTGTGTGATTGGATTGAGGTTTGCGGTGAGCGTTTCCTGGTCGCCGACTTCCTCGCTCTCTCGAATCCAGTTCATCCACATACCGAGGATCATTGGTTTGTCCACGATGCCGACTACACCACTATTGAACTGTACACCACCTCGACGTTTTGCCCAAGGACGATCCTCGACCATGTTGAGTTGATCGGGTTGCAGGAGTCCGAAGATGGGTGACAGGTCCTCGAGTACCTGACAGTCGGTATCGAGCCATACGAGCTTCCTTGCGGGTGCATGATACATCGCCTTTGGCTTCTTGAACCAGCCTCTTTCCTGCACATTTGTCAGGTCGAGAATCGCGTGTACGTGTGGTCGAATCGCATCTCGATCGATTACACCAAAGTCCGCGAAGATGAGTGGCGTGTCGTTATGCTTCCTGTAGTTCTCGAAGAACCAGGGCAGCTGCCACTCGGTATTCATGTCCG